CTTCAGTTCCAGGCGCGCCCGCCTCCAAAGCAAGTTCACGGGCAATCTCAATAGCGTCTGGCACTTGGCCAGGTTTAGCTGCGGTAGTTAACCTAGCCAACGTATTTTTAGCTACGCTTAACGCGCGGTCGCGTTCAGGCGACGCAGGCGTCGCCTCTAACTGAGCGATTTGATCTTCTAACTGCGCGCTGGCAGCAGCAATCTGCAACTCTTTCGGTGTAGCTGCTGCACGCGCTTCACGCGAGCGTTGCGTAACCAATGCAGCATCAGCGGCTGCCTTGCGGCCGTAGTCGGCCAGCATCAACGCACCTTGCTGATCGCCTGCATTAGCGAGTTGTTGAGCGGCGCTGAAGATCGAGTCGGGGTTGCCCAAGTCGATACCGCGCAGCGCCGACTGGCGCGCGGTGATCATGCGCAACTGTGGGTCTTCCGCACCCAAGATGCCGGACAAACCTTGCCCGAACTGCTGACCCGCACGGATCGCATTAAATCGGATGCTTTGGTACGGATCGAGTTGCGCCAGTTCCGCCGCCTGGCGCTGCATCATCAAGTCTTGTTGCCGCTGGTACTGTTCAGGTGAGGTGAACAGACCTAAGATTTCGCTTGCCATGATGGCTCCTATATTCCAAACGGTTGCTTAAATCACGGCCCCATGTAGCCCGGTTGCATATACTCTGCTTGATTGCCAGACCATTGGGCAAGGTTATACCTATCCGCAGGAGTTAATTCGCGGCTACTAAACAACCCACCTAACGCTGACGTCAATTGTTGGTTAGACCCAATACCCTGCAAGAATGCAGCCGTGGGGTTCAGCATAGCCGCTTGCATCTGAATGTCGGCTGCACGTTGACCGCCGCTTAACAGCGCTTGCGCGCCTGCTGGCGATGCTTGACGGCCGCCCAATTGCGCGCCGATATCCAATGGCTGTTGACCAAGCGCCTCAATGTCGCCTGCTGCGCCGAGATAGCCTTGGAACGGTGCGAGTGAACCAACCAGACCGCGCTGGTATCCACCTAGCAGATCAGCACCGGTACCAAACAGCGTAGTGCCGAAAGCTAATTGACGTTGGCCTTGCTCCTGCGCTCTAGCTGCTAGTTCAGCATCTTGTTGCGCAAGTGCGTTGTAGTACGCTTCCAATTCAGGATTCGTTGCACGCAAACCTTCGCCGCCGCCAGGACGCACACCTGTTGCGCCTACTGACAGTCCGGTACGACCTGATTGAAATAAATCGTTACGCAGCGCGGCCAATTGGCGCTCTCGTTGCGGCGCTAAAATGTCGAGCTGCGACGTCATGTAGCGCTGTGCTACTTGTTGCGGCGACTCAGCTAAATACTGCTGGCCTAACTGAAACAGCCGCCCCGAGGCGTCTGTCATCGGCGCGTATAAGCCTGGCGCAGCGGCGGCGAGATTCAACCCTGTCGTGCCACCTAACCCAAGTAACTCATCTTGGAATGCGCGCAGCTGAGGGTCTAAAGTGTACCCAGCAGCAGATACTCTTCCATCCGGGCCATACGTGAATTGGCTTTGTCCAAAACGCGTCGTGATGCCTACAGGACGAAAGCGGGCTTCTTCCGCAGCAATACGCGCGGCGGCTATGTTCGCAGCGGCGGCTTCTGCGGCAGCTCTTCCCGCAGATCGCGACTGTAGCAAGCTGCCTGCTAGACCTAAGCCACCTGATACAAGGCCGCCAATAATTGGAGCCACCATGTCAATCTCCTTTAACTAAATTTCTATTACTTACGCCGTGCGTTTCCACATATAAACAACAATGTACGGCGGTAAATTAGCGTTAGTGCCGGATGAACCTGTTGTGCTGTTAGATACGCTAATACCTGTTGTAGCCGACCCCGTAGTCGCCGCGTCGGTTCTACCCGCAGCGCCGGAACCAATTTGTAGCCCACCACCAGATACCGTTAAGAAGTTATTTCCTGCAACGCCTGTCCCGTGGCTGTGGCCGGAATCCGTAACGCTTGCTGTGTGAGTATGGCTAACAACGATTGCATCTTTAGAACCACCTGTTTCTTCGGCGGTATCAAACGAAGCATCACTACCGTCTAAACCAACTAGAAAACGCCCTGCACCAAAGGCTGTCCACGTACCGAAACCTAACAACGTGCCTGGGTTTGTGCTGCTAGTTGCATTGGTATAGATAGAGCCTACAGGATACAAAGAGCTTTTTATAGAATCCACTATGTCTTGCACAAACGCTGTTGTAGCCAATTTTGTGCTGTCATCCGATGTGGCTTGCGTAACGCCCGTTGTTCCTGAAGGGAGGGACGGCGTGCCAGTAAATGTAGGCGACGTAAGATCGGCTTTAGTCGCAACTGCGGTGGCAATATTGTTAAATTCGGTATCAATCTCTGTACCTTTAACAATTTTGGCTGCGTTGCCAGACGCCAACGCATCCTTAGCCGCAAAGTCAGTACTTTTAACGTAATTGCTCATGATACCCTTCCATTCTTTGCTTGAATCTCAATGCGTTGGATAGATAGCGCCGCGCCGTCAATATCAGCTTCATAACCCGTCTGCACAATCTTTCCTGCTCCTGTGGCTTGGGAATATAGCGTTTGTAGCGCAATGCCGTCAGCATATTGAGCTACTGGAGAGCCGTTAGCGCCGTACTCAGCAATGCCATACTCTGAAACGGATTGCGAGGGTATTTGTACGTTTTGCGACAAATAGTTTTCGGTAAAATCAAACCCCCACTTCATGGTGATGTATTGGTTAGTGCCGCCAATCACCACAATCAATAACCGTTTTAGGATAGAAGTGACACTCTGGTCGCCTAAATCTGAATGATTAGTAAAATACTGCCAACGGTATTTTGTTCCGTTATCTGTGTATCCGGTGTATTTACCAACATACCCTGTCTTACCGATTAATAAGTCGCCGTTGCGTCTGGAAAGCAATGCAGTTGGCTCGATTTCCGTCCAAGTAGTAACTCTTGACGAACCATCTTCCAATACGCCGCGTGTATCGAAAACATAAACCGATTTATTAGCTGGCAACGTCAACAAATAAAACGCGTTTACTTCCGAATAAACTGCTTTAATGTTGGCCGCCGTTTCGCCGGCCACAATCCCCATCAAATCATTACGCACGTTTTTGCTTAAGTCGCGGAACGGCGCGGATTTTTCTTGTATTGTGCGTAAGACTGACCGCACACCGCTATTCGACAAAAACACGACGTCCGTATTTGTACCTTGTACAGAATCACGCGCAATGCACCCAATGCCGATCACCGTGTCATATAACGACATTGTGGACGGTGTAGTTGCGCCTTGGTATACCAGAATCTGGCGCTTACCAAAAATGAATAAGAATCCATTGTGCGCCGCCAGTGCGGTGATTTCATCCGGCCCGTTTGGCCAAACATTATTCACATTCAATGTGCCAGATGTGCCGCCGGTATAAATGTGGCCTGATAGCAAATCCGAAAACGTCAGCGTCGCCTTGTCCGATGAAGTATTAGCAATCCACAGGCGGCCATAGGCAGAGATGCAGATGTCACCTAATGGCACCGTGCCGGCGTAGCCAGTTTTTTCGCTCACACGACGATAAGTAGTTGTGCTGACAGCGGGGTCGTAAATTAACGGGTCGTGGCCAATTTGGAAAAAATAAGTTATCGCGTTTAGCGATGCGCACTGCCAGTTATTAGCTGTGATTGTTGGTGCTGTACCGCCGCCGCCATAAGTCAGCTCAACGACTGCATTGCTGCCATCGAGCTTAAATAATTTGTTGTTACCCGCAAACAGAATGGTGTAGGTGCCATCCGCCTGCACTAATTCGTGAATAACGCCAATAGGGTTTGAACCAAGGTTGCCAGTGCTTGCATTCAGATTATCCCAGCCCTTACGCGCGCCGATGCGGCCATACTGGTCGATGACACAGTTGTTAGCCACCAAAGCAAAACCTGCCGCCAAATCAAGCGGCGAATCTTGGGTGTTCAGGCCAAAAAAACCTGGCGCGGAAATGCCGTAAGTCTGAATAGCCTGGCTCATGTCGGCACAAACTCCTGCATCTCAGGAAAGCGCGTAGCCTCCAAAGCTACATAATCAGACAGCATACTTCTATAGAGTGCATATGCTTCTGAGGAATTAAGGCCGCCATCTTCGCCACGCTCAACCAATGCTCTGGCGTAAGCATTCTGCGTTACCAATACGTCCGGCACCAGTACCATCGTCGAATCCGAGGATAACGGTGCTTGTGGAACCGTCAGAAAAAACTTGATGGTATAGACACCATTAGGGCGCCCCCATAACTGCACTTTGGCGTCGCCGCTGTTGTCGACGCCTTCGAAACAGTATTGTGTTGGTACGGAGTCCACGAATGGCTGGAGGTTCTGCTTTCTGCGCATATCTCCAACTGAGATATTCTGCATCACGACATTGGACGTCGTGTTGAGAGGTTCGCTACTGACACGAAACTTCTGGCCAGCGCCGGTCAGAGCATATTCGTACACACTAGCGGAAGTCGTCACCGTTATTTCGGTACCTAGCGCATTCCAATCGTAAGCGTCTTCGATCTGCCGTTTAGCATCGTTGACAAACTTGCCGATCAGTGTGGAGTAAGTGGTAAGTCCGACGGTCGTGACCGTCTGCTCTCGCAGGCGGATCAGGACATCGTTGACGAGTTCTAAGTAGGTCATTTGCTTTTCGCCTTATTCCTTGCGGATATAGCGCTAGCTTTTGCCTTTGCGTCCGCCTTAGAAGATGCGCCCCAGGCTTTCAAAGAGAGCAAGAGCCGTGTCGGCTTGCCATCCTTGAACTCGGGGCCGGGCATGTTGCCCATCCTGGCGAGAAAAGAAGCTCGTCGTGGGTTGTCGCCAGATTTAACTGGCGCTTTCAGGGTTCCCCCTGTTGCTGCATTATAAGACGCGCGGCCTGTAGCGTTCAAGCCGCCCTTTGGGTTTTGACCGGCTTTTCGCTGCCAGGCGGGTGTCTTCATTTTTTCCTCGCTGCTCGCATGTTGTCGATCAGGTTCGGGTAGGGTCGACCGGCTGCCTTGGCCATCTTCTTCGCCGCCGTCTTCTTGGCGGGCGACAATGGCTTGGGTGGCCCTAGCCCTTTGGGCCGCTTCTTATCCCAGACCGGCGACTTCATTTCTTAGCCTTTTTCTTGGCCAAACCGGCCATGCTAAGACCAATGGCCACCGCTTGTTTTTGTGGGTAGCCTTCCTTGCGCAGCTTGCTAATCTTGGCCGAAGCGGCAGCTTGCTTGCCTTTCTTCGTATATGGGTACTTCTTTCCGTCAACCATTGGCATGATGTCACCCCTTAATAAAGAGTCGATCTGCAACAAACGTAATCACGCCGCCCAAGGCAGACGCGACCGACATGTTGGCCATTTCCAGCAACTGCTTGACGTCGTCGCGCAGCGCGTGGACTTCCTTCTGTAAGGCTTCGACTTGAGCTTCCAATTTCCCAAATTCTCTTGGATCAATGTCAGACATTTTCCATCTTCCTTGGTCGTCCCGGCCGCCGAGCTACTTCAGGCGGTCGCATGACTACGTGGTGGGATGAATCCTCGACCGGCGCGTCGTCGTCAATACGAACGTAGCCAGCGTGGCCCTTCATACTGTCAATGTCGTGCTGGAGCGTAAACGTAACAGTTTGCCCGCTTTGCAAACAGCGGAATGTCGCGGCCATGGTGCCTCCAGAAGTGAAATCAGGGGCCGAAGCCCCTGGGTATTACGCCAACGAACGAACGACGACCAAGCGCAACGTGGACGACGCCAAGTTGACTGAGCCACCAGTTTCGTTTTGGAAACGAATGCTAACGGTGTTCGCTGCGCTAACGTAGGCGGTCACAATCAGACCAGCTACATCAACCGCCAGTGAAGCACTCAGCACCATGTCGCCCAAGGCAACGCCTGGGACGGTCACGGTGTCAGTATCGCCTGCGCCGTCGGACAGATCATCTGCGTCGAGCGTAGCGCGAACTAGCCATGTGTTGGTGTACAGACCGCGAAACTGGTCATTGCCAGCACGAACGGTCACGGAAGTTGCATTTGCCATGATGTTCTCCTAATTAGGTTGAAAATCCCCCGACCGGTGGCCGGGGGAGTTTAATTAGGCTGGAACTGCCAGAGCGAATGCCGACGAAGACAGCGCCGCGCCTGTAGTAGCGGCAGTGCGGATCGCCTTGACGCCGTACAGGGTGTCAGCCGTGAACAGGGTACCGAGATATTCCTGCTTGTACTGAGTCTGCGAACGAACGCCCATCTGCTCAACCAGCACCATCGAGTCACGGTGGCC